GAATTGTTATATTTTTAGAAAGTTCTTCTAATCCCCGTTGATGCAGATGAGAAAAATATTCCTCCATACTAATCGGTTCCCCATTTGGATTAACTACTGCTACATCTTGAGCATCTAAAAACATTTCTCTTCTATTAAGATCATATAATTGTCCTTCTGATGGATCAACTTCTATACTTACCTGAGCATTTCCAACACCTTTTTCTCCCGCGGTTAATGCTGCCGTTTTTAAAAGTCTGCTGGACATAATATATTCTGAATTTTTAAGATTTTCAAAATCCGGAGAGAAAATAACATAAGGATTTTCAGTCTGGTTATAAGATTTATCTAAACCAGAATATAATTTAAACACCAAATTATTTTCACTATTTAAAGTTATTTTAAATCCAATATTATTAGAATAACATAGATCTACTATTGCTGTATATAAATTATCACCCCAATATTGATTAGAAATTATAATCGAAAGAACAATTGGATCTGTTGAAAATTCAAACTGTAAACGCTGTATTTTTCTTGCAGCATTTGCAGGATTTAAAGCATGTTCATTAAGCAATGTAAAAATAGAATACTGAATTGGTTCTTCTACAAATTTAATAGGATCCCAAATTATTCTTCTATCGAGACTAGATTCAACAGATCTTCCTTTTACTACTAATTTATTTCCATCAACAGGATCAGTTTTAATATGGACATCTTCAATAACCATAATGTGTTCAGATTCTATAATTGTTGCATAAGTACCCTGCTTCAAAATTGATATATTATCCTCACTAGGATATGATAACAATTCGAAGTCACCACTTTCATAATATCGTTCCGTCCATATTAAAGATTCAAATACGTCAATAATTCCTACATTTTCAAAACTCCCGTCTAATATCATTAATTCCATATTTAAATCCCTTCATAAGCAACCTGATTTTCAATTTTAAATTGAAGATTAAGCTGCCCACTTTCCGCAGTATAAGTAAAAATATTATCACCACGTGAAAGTTGAAACCAATCTGGATATTTTTCAAGGCAATTAAGAATATTTGTTATTACTCCGTCTCTTATTAAAATTGCATATTTACTTCCTTTTATAGTTGATATGATGATATCATCACCAGAATGAATTCCTTCTCCCGTTAAAGCAAGAAGACGATCAGTATCTATTTTTATACTTTGCGAAGGTCCTGGCTCCAATTTAAAAATTTCAGGATTTACAACATTTCCTACTGCATGAATATACATAACAAGTCCAATTTCAACATCTCCTGTATAATTAATTGCATTTGTAGTATATCCACTAATTTCAGAAAATTCAAGCAATTTTTCAGTTAATGATTCATTTGAAAAGGGAAATTCAAACAAAGGATCAATTGAAGCAAATTCCGTGCTATTTATTTGAGTTGATAATAAGTAAGAAGACGGGCAAATAACAGATATAGTAGTACCCGATTCTTTACTGAAAATGTTTGGCTCGTTTGATTCTACATAGCCATAAGTTTCACAAGTTCTATTATCAGTTTCAATAACTATTTTTACACGTTGTTTTAAGGGAAAATATTTATAAGATTTTTGCCGAAGATCCTCAATTTTTGTATTAGAAGGAAAATGAAATCTTAATGAAAAAACTATATTTCTAGATTGAGCTCGTGCTGAATTATAAACTGCTCCATCCATTAATGACATTTCTGTTTTTTCTACGTTCGCTTTGGGGGGACCTAATCCGTCTATAGAAAGAATGGAGAACCCAGAAGATTCCGGGCTCTCCAAATTCATAGTAATGGATTCATTTAAATGATTGGTAATGGTTATAGATTTTATCATGTGTTTACAACCAATCCTTTCAACATTAGTAATTGATTACGCGTGTTTCTATAAATATCAAACTGCGATAAGGCTTTAGGAGAAGTATTAGTTTGATTGAATGTTATTGTTGTTCCTTGATTAGGTGGTGCATTTATTGAATTTTCAGTTCCATTCTTAGTAAGCATTCCGTTAGCAGCTAGAGAAAGATTACTCATGTTTTGAGATAATAATATGCTCTTTTTGCCGAATAAAGTATCAATACTTTTACTTCCATTTTGAATGTCTGATAAATCTAGAACGGGAGTGATAATTGGATTAACATCTAAATTATTATTAAGACCATCACTAATCCGTTTTATTGCTCCGTTCATACCCGATATTGCTTTTGTACCAAGATCTTTAGCAGCATTAGCAACAACACTCGAGTATTTTATCAATCCCTTCGCTAAACCTATGGCTGTATACTTACCCATTCCAAAAGTAACTGTTGAAGGAGACGCAATACCAAGCAAGGTTTTTAATGCATCAATAATTGCTCCTCCAATATTACCAATAGCGTCAACGATCGCGCCAACACCTCCTAAAAGGCCATCAGTAAGACCAGTAATAATAGCCGTAGCTAGTCTTCCAATAGCATCTGCTAAATCCGGCCCATTTTCTTCTATAGCTTTTGTTATTCCGTCGATAAAACTTATAAGAAGATCAAAGCCAGATTGGATAATATCTGGTATTTTTAATGCCAAAGCATCTAGAAATTCAGTAACTATTTCTCCAGCTACGGTAACAACTTCACCAATATTATCACGAACACCTTGCAAGAAACCTATTAAAATGTCAAAAGCAGATTGAGTAAATTCTGGTATTTTGTCTGCTAATGATTTTAATAATTCTCCAATTACATATAATATAGCATCAACTGCTTTTGGAACTTGATCTTTAATTAGTTTCCATAACCCATCTAATAATACTTGAAGAGCATCAACTAATACTGGGACAGATTGGATTATAACTTCGCATAAAACTGCTATAAGAGTTATTAATGCTTTACCAATTACTGGAGCAGCTTCAATTATTAATTGAGCAAATAAAATTATCGCACCAACAAGAGCTTTTACTAGCATGGGAATTAATCCAAGAATTATTCCCACAACCCCGACAAGCGCTGTTGCCCCAGCTACTCCCGAAACAGCTAAAGCTGCTAAACCTGCTGAGAAAAGTAATACACCTCCCCCTATAGCAGCAATACCTACACCAAGAAGTAATATAGATCCAGCTAAACCTATTAACGTTGGAACAACAGGGGTTAAAGCATAACCTGCTATTCCTAAAAGAAGAAATACAGCAGCAAGAGCTCCAAGTGCTATAGCTATTTCACCAATTTCCATAGAACCTAGTGCTTTTAATACTGGAGTAAGAACAGCTAATGCTCCAGAAACAACCAATAAAGCTAGAGCACCTCCAATAGCTCCTTGCATACCCATCATAGCAATAACTATTATACCTAATGAAGCAGCTAATGTAGCAAGTCCTCTTCCTATTTCTTCCCAACTTAATTTACTCATCTCTGTTAGGGCTTGGGTTAAAATATAAATTGCTCCTCCAACTATTGCTAAACCAACGGCATTGAGAAGCATATTTTTAGGCATAAGTCTCATAGCTATGGCTATAGCTAATAAAGCTCCGCCCATTCCGGCTAAACCTTTTCCTAATTCTTCCCAAGAAAATTTACTTAATTTATCAATAACGTTGACAAATATAAGCATGGCAGCAGCTATAATAGTCATTCCAATAGAAGTTGCAATTAAATTTTTACCACTTCCTGTTAATTGAGTAAAAAGTGCTATTTCAGCCATTATTAATCCAATAGTTTTTAAACCTTGTGTAAGAACTTTCACATTCATCTTACCAAATTTTTCAACGGCCGAATATATAATTAATAAAGATGCTGATAATAATAATATTCCAACACCAGTACCAACACCCATTTTTCCTACTAATTGAGTAAATAAACCAAGCTCTCCTAATACTACGGCAAGAGCACCCAATCCCTTCATTAAAGCGTCTGGATCCATTGCCCCTAATTTTTTAACTACATTGACCATTATTTCAAGAGAAGCACCTAAAAGAATAAGACTAATCGCGCTTTTAATAAAACTTTTTGCGTTCGAACCAACTTTAGTCATAAACACGACAAGACCAGTTGTTATTGCAGCTAATCCAAGTAATCCATTTTTTAATTGTTTTTCATCAAGATCGGACAAAGATTTAACTGCAGCGGTTATGAGTAAAAGAGCTACGCCTATTCCAATAAGTGTTACACTTAAACCAATAGCGCCTTTCATTCCTCCCCCTGTAGCTTTACTAAGAGCAGCCATAGAGACTACTAAATCCGCGAATAAACCACTTACTGCAGCTAAAGCCACAGTCAGTTTCTTAGAATCAATTAAAGATAAAACTAATAAAGATGCTGCTAATATACCCACAGCAAAAGCAATATTTAATAAAGTTTTTGATTGCAAATTCTTCTGATAAGCTTCAAGACTACCTCTAACTCCGTCCAATAAGTCAGTAATACCAGAAAACATATCTCCCACACCACTAAGAACACCACTTCCCTTAGTAAAAAATTTAGTAATAGCCAGAAGAAGAGCTGCCATCATACCTGAATTAAGAGTATCAAAAATACTATTAAAATCTAAATTAGCAATGGCATTAAAAACTGCACTGGCAAGTTGAGATAAAACATTTCCTATCCAACCGGCTATTTTTAAAAGACTTGGGGCAGCTTTTTTAAGAAGACTTATTAAACCGTCTATAATCTTCCCTGCAAAATTAAATAATGTTTCTAATGGCTGAAAACGAATTTTAATTTTATTAATAAAACCACTAACTCCACTAGTATCAATTTTTTTGAAATTAAAAGCTTCTTGGAATTTTGTTTTAAATTCTCCAAATAGATTTTTAACTTCTTCTAATAGATTTTTAAATTTACCAAATACGCCTTTAACTTTATCTCCGAATTCCCCTATCTTATCTTTAACATTTCCTATATCTATTTTTAATTTTACTAAAGCTTTGCCAAAAAGATCATGATTTTTTATTAATGATCTAAGATTTAATAAATATAATGATGTTTTATACAGAAAATCAACGAATCTATTAAGTAGAGGTTTTATTCCCGAGGTATCAAGTTTCCCGAAACTACCAATTAAAGTTTTTACTGCCATTCCAATAATATCAAAAATAGCAAATAATCCACCAAAAATTACTTTTAATTTACGTATACCATCTACCGTCGGTCTTAATTTATCAGTAAACTCTTTAATAGCTTTAGTTATTCGAAATAAACTTGCACCTGTCTTATCTTTACTTGGAAACATTTGAGCCCAAGTTTCTTTAAATGTATTCATAACTGTAATAACAGAATTTATTACATTTTTAACAGAATCAAGTATAAGTGTCCGACCGCCTAAATCTTTCCATCCTTGTAACATATTATTACGACTGTCGCTACTTTCTTGAATAAGAGCCCCAAAAGTATCACTAAGATAAGTAAAAAAGCTTTTAGCTTCTTCAAAATCACCAACAATAATTTTAAATGTTGTTGCCCAGCCCGATCCAATAGCTTCTCCAATGGTTTCTTTTAATTGAGTGAGCGTTTTAACTTTAGTTGCAGCATCATTGGCCATTTTACCAAGTTTCTGAATTTCAACTATTTGCTCTTCTGTATATCCCAAAGTTCTTAATTGATCAGCATTAAGATCTCCGGTAAATTTGGCTAAAGTCTCGGTTAATATTTGACTTGTTATCCAACCTTTTGATAAACTTTCTCTAAAACTACCCTCGTCTTTAATAATTTGATCTACAGCAACACCATGGACACGAGCAGTTTCTTTAAGTGCATCTTGGAATACTTGACCACCCATACCCGCATTTACTACTGAATTCCAGTCCATAAGTTTTACGGTACCAGAAGCTAAAGCTTGAGATAATTGATACATTGCCGTAGATGCCTGTTGAGAATTTGAACCAGAAACAGCAGCTAAGTTAGCAATACCTTTAATAGCTGCAACAGCTGTATCCAAGTCAATACCTGCAGCCGTAAAAGTACCAATATTCTTAGTCATTTGGGAGAAATTATAAATAGTCATATCGGCATAATGATTCAATTCATCTAAAGCCTCGTTAACTTGCTCCATAGTAGTACCTTTTGAAGCAGTATTTGCTAAGATCGTTTGAATAGCATTCATTTGGGTTTCATATTCTTCAAAACCACCTCTTGCGCCAGATAGCATTGACGTCCATAATTTTTGACCAAATTCCATAGCTTTATTAGTAAGGTTTTGCAATATGGTCATTCCTATAATGCCAAAAGTTGAAAATCTATCAGATACATTTTGGATATTATCAGACACTTTTGATAAATCAAAACTTCTTCCCGCATTTGCAAGGTTGGTTAAACTTTTAGCTGATTCGTTAAGTTCTAATCCCTTTTTTAATTCATTAAGAGAGGCGACGCTTTCTTTTACGCCGCTTTCAAATTGTTTGTTATCAAAACCCAATTGAACCGCACGATTATCTACACTAGTGCTCATAAATTAGATACCTCCTTCCATATAGCATCTGCAATCTCATTAAATATGGGCTTCATAGCCGGATTAATGTAATCTAGACCTTCAACATATCCCCCCGTTCCTGTACCATGCCCATATTGAATAAGTATGGCTGGCAAAATTCCGTTTATCTCATTAGAATTAGTCCAGGCTATACTATAACCTTTATTTGTTATACTAACCTGATAGCCCCATGAAGAAGCAGTTTTTCCGGTATCTCTAGGGGTTGCAGAAGCAAGAGCTGCAACTCCTCTCGTTCCATAATGCTCAAGGATGGTTTGCAGCCTAAGTTTTTGTGCTCTACTAAGAAGTCTTTCTGTATTACGAAAGTTGCCTTTTTGTTTAATAATAATCATATTAACCTGCCGTATTTAAATTTTGTTTTCTAGCAGCATTAAGAGCTCTATTGCGCAAATAGATTTCTTTTCTTCCCATCTTTTTCTTAGGCTGATTTTTAATATTACAAACATTAATAAGCGTAAGTAATCTGTTAAGATGCCACTTTTGACATTCAAACGGTATACTAAGTGCAACCATCCAATAATAAATAATTTCTGCTGTAACTATTTCTCGATTAATGGTTTTGTTTTCATTACTAAATGTCGTAGCAGTCATTGGCGCTTCAATATAATCACTTACTTGATCAATTATCTTATTAGTAATGCCATTATATACGTTCTCATTAACGTTTTGGGTAATTGTCATGCAACGAATATAGTCAAGCGTTTCTTCATGACTTTTTTCTGTTTTTGACATGAATGGTTTGCACCACTTTGACTCCCATTTTGATAAAGAGACTAGAGAATGTTCCAGTTGTAAAACTTGTTCTTTTACATCAACAAATTCATTAGTTTTCTCATTCCATAGCTCTGAAGCAGGAATAATAATCTGCAACATCTCTAGTCTCCTTATTAATTTTCTATGATTTAGGCGGAGGATTACTCGTAGTTGGCACTATTCCATTAATAAAAGCTGTAGCAGCTTCAGAATCTGTCGCCAATTCCATAAAAAGATCGCTATATGCTTGAGTACTCATAAACGCATCACGAAGCTCTTTACTTTTAACAAAGTATTTACCATCCGCGGATTTCTCACCGTATGCCTTTCCAACAATTTCTTTGAACAGGGCAATAATTGTTTCATTATCCTCTGAAGCGATAATTTCATTAATTTTTGCGGCGAGACCACCTTTTGTAGATAGTTCCATCTCAGCAACTTCAGCTTGTGTGAGATTGAAATAAAAGGTTTCATTTCGTTCGTTCCCATCAAAATCTGTATAAGTAATTGTCTTTTTTAACATAAAAAACTCCTTTCAATTAGTTTGAATACATATTAAATTATATTCATTTGCGCATATGTTTTCTATTACGCATCCCCTTGCTTTTCTCCAGTCCTTAGCAAAGTATGCTACATCGGCTTTTGCTAGAAGAAGTATGGATTGTCCAAGATACCAAAGAGGTTTTGCATCATCAGGTGCATCTTTTATATAAGAATCAATTACAACTATTTCTTCATCTGGAAATAAATCTTTTACTTCTTCGATAGCTGTTTCTTTTACTTCTTTAATTTCTTTTTCAGTTTTCCCTTTCATTGGTTGACTAATAAATAGATTTATCATACTCCTCCTATATAATATTAAGGAGTCCTGAAGAAATTTTCAAGACTCCTTATTTTAAAAATTATACCGTAGCTAAGAGAGTAGCCACAGCATCTGGTAATGGAAGATTAGCAACTCCTACTGTATCATCTCCGAAAAGTTCATCTTCAAGAGCAGCAAGACCTGCCGCACCCGCTTTAGTTGAATCAACTACAATCAATGAAGTAGGTTGAAAACCAGTAACATTTACTGGAGTTGTAGAAATTTCCCAACTAAAAGTAATAGCTTCTGGTGAATCATTAACTGAAGCATATGCTTTTTCCGAAGGAGAAGCCAAACAGCCATAGACTAAATGCAATTTATAACCAAGATCCTGGCCCGCAACGTCATTTCCTAATTTAGTCCGATAAACTAGACCAAATTTCTTTCGAGGTTGCTGAAAAACTTGACCTCCGGTTTCTAATTCGGCAGATCCATCGCATTCAGCAAATTCATCTGGATAGGTATATGCTTCTAGAGTTGCAGCAAATTCTTCAGCAGACATTAAAGTCAAATATTTAATATTATCTGCATATAACGCAGTTGGTTCTGCACCGGAAGGACTTTCTGTAACGCCAGTCAACCCATTCCATGGAACACCCAAAGGATAAGCACCATTTTCGTCCATTACATATAAAACGCCTTTATCAACACCGGTTTCAAAAAGACGTTTTCCGACATCATCCCAAACAAGTTTTGTCATTTTATTTTTTCCTTTTTAAAAATAAATTGTGAAAATATTATGATTAAGATTATCAGTAACAAAATGTCTATCAAAAGTACATTTTTGCAGTAGAGCGATTCTGTCAGGAATTAAACTATCAGGGTCTTTATCTATAATCGTTAAAACATAACGTTTTTCAAGTTTATATGGATAATTATCTGCAAATCTAGTATCCATATTATCTAAATTATAGACAATACACGGATATTTCATCTCAACAGTAGGAGGAGGTTGAAAATATACATTCCTAGAACCTAATACTGATTCAAGAAGAGTTTGTAATTGGATTCTAGTTCCCATTATTATACACCCCTCCCACCGTTAAAATAATACGGGGTCTCTGGATTTCAAACGAAGTTATCTTCCAAGAAGACCCCAATATTTTTAAATAACGCATATTATGACTATTACTAATAGCGAATTCATCTGCAATAATACTAAACCGATTATCAATAGTTAGATTATCATTGACTCTTTCGCCGCTTTCCCAACGTTTTGTATTACGAAGAATATCCCCAACACAGGGACGTTCTGTAACGATTTCGCTATACACTCCTGGCGCAGTTTCGCTTTCCTCAACTCTAGCATATCCAATTAAACCGTGAAACTTTGCCATATTAGAGCTCCTTTAAAATTATACCTGCGCGCGCTCGATTACTAAAGCACCCTTCGGCATAGTTAAAGCACCAGAAATGCGGGTTTCGATCAAATATTTGTACTGATTGTAATCAATATCAAAATCATCGAACATACTAACTTGACCGCCCTTATCAGCGCCAATAGTATAATCAAATAGATTAACCATTATGCCAAGTAAATCGTATTCAAGAGTATCTGTTCGATGCAAACCTTCCATAATAGGAACTTCGACAATTGACGAAACACGAAGAGCTGCAGCTAGATCAGCAAGATTACTATAAATACGACGGCCAGTAGTATCCTTAATAAGTAGCATAGAAGTTAAGAAGCTAGGACTAGTAAACAGGGTTGGAGTACCGGAACCTTTGTAATTAACCCGCCCGGCAATAACTTTATCCATAACTTCTTCTGGAAGATCATCGGTGGATGGTAACTGAAGATGATGAGCATATAAATCACTATCAGTCCAAATAGGACGAATACAAGTTTCATCGATCTTATCTTCAGAAGCTAGTAAACGACCGTCACCAACTAACACCGCACGAGCAATTTCCTCGTCTAACATTACACGCATTTCGGCTTTTAGCCAAGCAACAACATCAAGATCTGTGATATCAAGAATATCATTACGATCAAGTTTCTGCTTCTTATAAATTGTAGTAGGATTAGTAGTACGTTTCAAAAGACCAAATACTTCGTCTTTCTTCAAAGCACCAGTGACATAACCCATAGCCCTTGCAGTATCAACAGTAATATCAGCGTAAACACTCTTAATACGAGAAAACGGAGTATGACGAGTACCACTAATAACGGGAGCTACCCAGGTTGTCTCACGCTTAAGAAAAACAGGCTGACCTTCTACCAGACGTGCATCGGGGAATAAATAATCAATATTATCAATACCATAAGTTCCTGCATGGGCAATAATTGACTGCTTTAATGAACCGTATTTAAACGCATCATCAGTAATTTCTTTAAATTGATCGTGTGAAAGATATACACGATTACTGCCTGCCGAACCATCAAAAACATTATTCTTCATTATACCTTTATCTCCTTCATTATTTGAATTATCTTCTAAATCATCAGAATGTTCAGCGGTATTATCTCCTTCATCTCCGCCTTCTTCATCGCCTTCTAGTACAGCATTAACAACTGCATAAACAGCAGTTTTCTGCTCTTCACTTAAAGTATCAAAAACATCTTTAAGAGTTTTATTTTCATCATCTGCATGTTTAATAATTTTATCCGGCTTTGGTTCCGGATCTGGTTCTGGTTCTTCTTTTTTTTCTAATTCTAAACCAGTATAAATAATAGCTTCTTCTTCGTCAGTTGTAACACTTCCGTCACTATGTTCAAAAGCTAAATTATCAATCACTGCACCCGGATTTGCTCCGGCCATAACTAAACTAACTTCTCGGATCATACCATGAATAACATTTTTAGCTTTTTCAACCAACTGATTTGCATAGATCGATAAATAACCAACATCACCATGCTGAACTAAGATCTTTCCATTTTTCCCAGATTCGCTTTCATTAAACGTACAATAAGCATAAACCCCATCATCACGATTTTCAAGAACTGCATGACCAAGAACATTTGACGGTTCATTATGCTGGTGTTGCCAAACTAAAGGTACTGTTTGGCCATCATTATCCTTAAACGCATCTTTTAGAATAACACGCCCATCGGTGCATTTAAGGCCGTTTTTAGTGGCGTAACCACCAAAATCGAATTTTGCTTTCTTCATTTATTGTAAACTCCTTCCATTTTGATTAGTTTCACCTTCATTGTCGGTCGGCTTTGGCTCTACTTGGGACTCAGGTTGATTAAGATTCTTATTACGTAATTCATCTGCGACTGGATCCTCACTAGGCTTTCGACCCACAATTTGCCGAAGTTCGTTAGACGTAAGAATCTCGTTCCTTGTAAACTTGTCTGCAATATCAGCAATCTGACTAACAGGAACAAGTTTAAAGGGATCTCTAAGAGCTATAATAGATTGACCTTGTGTCCGACCTGTTTTTGTTATAAAGACGCGTTTCATTCCGTCAATAACCGCCGAAAGAATAGGCTCAATTGATCGATTATAATAATTTAGCATTTGAGCTTCATCTGCAGTACCATCAAATACACCTTTCGTTAATCCTAACTGGCTATAAAGCATACTCGTTAGAAATTCAATTTGGGCCATTAGATTGTTTTCTGCAGGTCTATTTAATTGAGTAATCTTTTCTGTACCATCTGTGTAAGCAATACCGTATTTTGAACCTGTTAATTGAGATTCAATATCTGCTCTTCTGTTTTCAGCTTGTTGCCTTCGCGCGTCTGTTTTAACTACATATGGTAATTGAATAATCAAATCCAATTTTCCTGATCCACTTTGCTGATCTATTACATCTAAAAGATTTAATTTTGTTATAAGTCTTTGCAAAGTAGAATTTGGTTCATTCATAACCGCATAAAGCGGGTTTTCAACAATAGCAACCATAGATTTAGGAAGCATAATTTCTTGCTTTAATCCGGTTTCGTCATTGTATAAATTAAGACGAACATATTTAGGATGCCATGAAAGAATTTTTGCTGTTCGTAATGTTATAATATCATATGAACCAGTAATCATAGGATTTATAGTTGTATTAACAGGAACAATGGCTACAACTCCTTCATCACACATAGACATTACAACATCTTGAATAAAAGACCGACCAGATTGATCTATATTCGCTTCGAGTGTTAAACAGTTATTAAGACCAGATGGAATAGTTTCTAAATATCGCCCATCTTTATCAAGACGAACATGCTGAATGGGAATAGACGCTACATCTATTCCTATTCGAGTATAAATTGAAGAAATGATTGATCTTTCTGTTCCCAATCTTAACTTATAGAGATCTGGTCTTATACTATAACCCGAACCAGCATCAAAATATATTTGCGATTCACCGTATCGAATGGCATTCCATGCATGTCGTAAACGATCACCAAATGAATTCGGCACTACACATCACCTCCTTAATTAAATTTTATAACCATACATAGTTTGCCAATAACCTCCTTTAATTATTATTAAAAAGCAGAACCAAGATCAATGCGACGCCAATTTTTATCTGCAACGGTATTTTCAGCGGCACAAATATATAAATAAGTATCATCAAACATAGGTTGTCCTTGAACACCAAGGGTTCCGTCTACACCATCTTCTAAAGTTGCGGCACCAAATAAATTTGATCCCGAGGTAAAATCTGATTCAGTCACGATATCGTTTCCAGCTGCTCCAGCAACTTTAGCTGTAATAGGATAATCATCACCCGCTATTGCTCCGCAAACAACATCTTCATGCTCTACGTTATATCCATCAGTTCCATTTATAGCAGCTTTAACTGCTGTTTGAAAAGTCGCTTTATCAGTGCCAGCATTAACTTCACCATCTGCGGCAGCAGTTCCGTTAGCTACTACAGTATAAACTTTATCGCCAATAGTAAATGTATCATCTACTGTACCTATAGCACCAATAGTCAATGTCCCGGCAGCTTCTACTGCATTTACTGGAGTACCATAAGCTTCTAATCCTACTAAAGCTTCATGAAGCTTAATTTGATCGGCATCAAAAATAGCAAGTTGTTCTTTTGTTAAATCTGTCATTTTGTCTTCTCCTAAATTTTTAATTTTCTCTTACTGGAATAATAATTGTTTTATCCAAGATTCTTCCATCTTCTGTAGTAATTCTGCAAGTTATTCGATAATCTTTATTAGCTATACCTCCTTCTAACCAAATAGTACAAACAGTATTTACGGAATAATCAACTCCTGCAATTGTAACAGCATCTTGGTTAGAACTTTTTTTTGTTAATTCAGAACCAGATGGAAAAATCCACACAACATCAGAAATTAGTGAACCTTGCAATTCACCAAAATCGTTTTTACTACCATCATTAATACCGGTTTCCTTGTCACACCAAATAACAAAATATGGTTCAACATTGTCCGGGTCTTTACTTGGCAATATTTTTTGCATTAATATCAACTCCTTATTTTTGGTGTCTTGTCGCGAAATGGTACATAGGCTCGTTTATCACGCCAAAAACTATTAGCTCGTTTATCACGAAATAATACACTCACAGAATGATCTCCATTCGCGTAAATATACAAAGAGGGTGGTTCAGCCATAATGGATTTAATTTGACCAAGACTAATACTATTAGTCCCAAATAAAAGGGATATTAATCCAATAATATTTATTTTAACAAGATTAACATTTTCAAAAATATTTAAATTATTAACTGAAATTAGTGAATTGCTACGTTGAAGAACGGCATTTTCTAATAAATATTTGCTGTCTAATATTTCTAATAGATTAAATTTTGATAAACCTATTACCTCATCGGCTAATAATTCTGTATCATTATTTAAATTAAGAAGACGATTTAAAACAACATTTTCAGTATAATTTCCTTGAGTTTCTTCTAAAACTGTTAAATAAGTTAAATAAGACAAACTAATAAAATCTTGTTCAATCGAATTATTTAATTGATTAATAGCATTTAAACGAGTTAATATAACATTTTCATTAATTTGGCCAATATCTTCTAAGACTGTTAAATAATTAAAACGTATTAAACTAAGATTATCTTGTTCAATCGTATTATTTAATTGACTAATACCATTTAAACGAGAAAATATTATACCTTCTTCAACGTGGCTTGCACCTTCTTGAAAAATACTTATTAAATCACGACGAGTTAAAGTAATACTTTCATTAATTTGGCCTTGGGTTTCTTCTAATACAATTATATTATCTAAACGAATTAGACTGACATTATCTTCTTCAATAGAATTATCTAATTCACCAATATCGTTTAAACGTGCTAAATCAACATTATCTTCTTCGACAGAATTATCTAATTCACTAATATCATTTAAACGTATTAAACTAATATCATCTTTTTCAATCGAATTATTTAATTGACTAACAGCATTTAAACGCAATAAACTAAGATTATCTTCTTCAATCGTATTATTTAATTGATTAATAGCATTTAAGCGAGTTAATATAACATTCTCATTAATTTGGCCTTGAGCTTCTTCTAAAGCAATTAAATTCTTAAAAATTGTTATAACTGTTTCTTCAAAACTATTAAAATTTTCCAAATTATATTGATATATAATCTTAGATAAATTTATACCTTCTTCAGCAACACTAATTCCTTGAATACCAATTCCACTAAATTTTTGTAATGCCCCAACAATTTCAGATAAATTAATATTTCCTATTGAAATTATTCCTAAATATTTACTTAAAGAAACATTTTCATTAATATTTTGACTAGGGACATTAACCGTAATTGTAGGCGTCTGAGAATAAGCGCTTAAACTAACTAGACGAATCTGGATTGTATCTCCATTCGCTACATCTGTACTAATAATTTGCAAAGCGTACTCATGCTCGGTATGAGTATTATTAAGACTCATATTAGCTGGAGTAGCATCTTCACTACCTTCTCCAGCTACAAAAGCTTTAGAACTACCAGTTAATAAATTAGTAGTTGGATCAGCATCATTAAATTGATTAGAAGGAACTGCTTTAACTACTGACGAAGATGTTGTAATAGATGTCCATGCACCTCCATTTAAACTATATTGAATTGTACCAAGAAGATTAAAATTTTTACCATTCTGTTCTTCGACTTCAAGTCTAAGACGAAAAACAATATCTGTATCTTGAGTCCAATTTGTATTTTGATTATAAGTAAATACTGAGGAACTTAATACTTGACTATCATCTCTAGCTCGAAAGGCAGTTTGCACCGAATATGAAGTAGCCATCAGTCACCTCTCCACCAGTAGTAATCACCGCGTTCATAAACATGGCGGTCTGACCCAATATCTCGATCAGACCTAGCCATATCCAAAACATCCGCATATTTTTTATTTGTCGTTAATCTACCAAAACGAACACATTTATGCATTCCAGGTTGAGATAGATAATCTATTAATCCAACAATATCGCCGCATCCCCATAAATCAGGAGAACAAACTACAGCCTGTACACCGAAAGCTGGTGCTAGATCTGGTGTCCCATCAAGATCAGAAAATGTTGTACCGTCATCATAATAGATTTTCCATTTCATAATTAACTAGCCGCAGCAGTGCAAGTAATAGTTACATTTAATACATCATTATCAACTAATGCACGATTTTGTGAGAAAACACCACCACCGTAAAGAATACCAGTAGTACCACCTTTATTATTGGTACTAACAACTATAGCACCACCAAGTGTAACACTACCACTAATAGTAAATACTGCTTTACTAGCTGAATTATCTACACTCTTATTTGCTACTGATCCAAGAGTCAGGGTAGGACGATTTGCTTCATCATAAGTCGTTGATTCGGTCCAACCTGCATGACCTCCAGACATTGTGTCTGCTGGATCAAATGAGGGAGAAGCTCCAACTACTCCAACATACCAAGCCGCAGTATAGGCAGCACCTTTTAAATGCTTATCTAAAGAATCATTCAAACCATCATCTACCACAAGATTATCAAATTCTTCAACCCATAAAAGTTTTCCATCACGAATCGCCTCAATTTTGTAATGGGTTTTAAGTTTCTTATTACCCACAGGTATACCTTGATTAGCCATAACATTGGCTAATACTTCCATAGAATTAATACGTTTTTCTTCCATTTTTTAAAATCTCCTATTAAATATATTATTCAAAAGCTTCTTTATTTGCTTTGTAAGCAATATAAGCATCCATTAATGCAGAAACTGGATCAATCTTTTGCTCATATCGTTTTTTCAAAAGTTTTCTATTACCATTAGTATCTTCTAATGTAATAGCATTGCCCATTGCGAATGACATAAGTTCTTGATCAAAGATAAGCATTCGTTCTTCTGAAAGTGTTTTTAATTCACCAAGTGGAACGGATTCTGTCTTAGCTCCCTGAATAACTTTTTCTATCCCATAAGGACCATTCTCCCTTTCCCATCTTTCGATGAACTCTTTTGCATTATATGGATCGAAACCTACACAACGAACATCATAACTAGACTCAATTATAAAATCATCTAAATCTTCATAAACTTCCATCATATCAAGAACCGTGCATTCAAGAACTTGAAGACTAGTCTCTTCTAGAAACTGTTCATATTTAATTCTCATAGCACCTGGTAATTTTTTTAATGTTAATGAAGAAATATAGCAACGAGTCTTGATACCAAAAGATCCATTTGATAAGGGGAATAAGAATAAGAAAGCACAAAAGTCATCACCTTGCGAAAGATCAAACCCCATAGCACATGGCATTGACCAAAAATCTCTATGCCTATGGGGAAGGGTTTCTTCATAAGTAAAGAAATAAGTATAACCTTCCATTGGGATTCCAAATCTTTTCGCAAGAATATCGTTTCTTGTAGAAGGTACTTTTTCGGCTCTTTCAACATCTAATTGATAAGTTTCATAGGTAACAGTTCTACCGAGATTAGGATTTGCTTTTAACCACATCCTTGGATCATTAACTTCTTGAATATCATCAAGTTTATAATACCAAATAGAAACGTGAGGATTAACATAATCTCCCTTAAGGATATCCATTAGTTCCATCTTAATAGTATCCCCACTACTATTACGAATAGTTCCTTCTGAACTCATCGCAACAATTAAATAATTATCAAGTTTTGAAGCACCTTGTTCTAATGCGCCAACAACATCTTCTCTAATATCACCTGATAACCATTCGTCAATTGTAGCAACCATAGGACGTAATCCTTGAAGTTTATCAATTGACATGGGTCGAACTTCTAGCAAAGAACCAGTAAGAAAATTTTCAATTCCCTTTTTTGTAGATGCTAATTTTTGCCGAGTAGCTCGAGAACCAGTAGTATTTTGTAAAGAGCCCTCGGTTAAGAACTGAAAAAGTGGTCCACGTGCGCGTGTAATCGCAGTTCGTATTGGTGACATAACCTCTTCAGCTTGTTTCATTGTAGGGGCAGTAGTAATTTGATGAGTAGTGGCTGTGTCAACATTTAAGAAAAAATTCTGTATACACGAAGCATACATAGATTTAGCAGCACCTCGCGCGACTATTAAATATTGTTTATTAACTAAACGCTTTTTAATTCTTTTACGCACATATGTTCCGCCACGATTATTAGGCGCTGGTACATAAACACTTCTTTCAACAAAATAATACCATCCAAAAATTTGTTCGGCCCACAGTTTAAATGTATCAAGTAGAGTTAAATCACTCCCATCAGTTAGAGTAAGTTCATTTTCACAAAAACGAACAAAACCTTCTACAGCTTCATCATCA